GATGATGACGGCGAAGTCTTACGCAAGTATAGATGGAGTGCGAAAGAGGCGAAGTGGCATAAAGAACAAGGCAACAATGTCATCAAGCTAGAAGTAGTTAAAGAAGTTAAAGAAGACTTATCTGCGTTAGTGGGGGAGTGTTTATTTTAATGTATACCAAGTTAGATGATTGGCGACATGCCCACAGAGTTAACGAGATACTACGGAGTAATCCGTCTATCACACAGAAAGACCTGTGTAAGAAAATTATAACTAATTGGCACAGACTAAAGTATTTGCAAGAACAAGGTTTAATAACTTTAAGGAGGAAACATGAACAAAGAACAAAAGAAAATCATACGCAAATTTGAACGATGGCAAGAAAGAAAGTTTGCGTCAAACGCAAAAAAGGGGTGGCGTTTCTTTCAACCCGATAGCGTGCCGTTACCTACACCACGAAGTTCACGAGAGGCTTGGGGTGGAACATACACAAACGAAGACGATGACCGTAGACAAGAAAAGTATATGACAATGACCATCTATGCGTTTGCGTTTATTTATATTGCGTTTTTACTTTGGAAGGATTTTTAATGAATTGCGTTGATTGTGGTGATGATATAGCTGACGCTAGGTATAAGTTGGGATACAAAACTTGCTTGGCTTGTGGTGAGAAACACGCACAACAATATAAACATTGTATTGTGCCTATGCCGAAGTCAAACTATATCGTTGTGACTGATTTAGAATTGTTAAAAGGTCTTAATTCGTCACACAAAAGTAAGTGATTTTTTTTCGGACATAAACTTGACATTGTCAAGTGGTTGTAGTATAATAGTAATTGTAAGAGTAGTAAAAGTAAGTTCTATAAACAGGGACAAAGTATCATTTTTGATACGATGTCTTATTTTTATTTAAGGAGAGAGCATCATGAATCAAAACGAGTATTACAAACAGCAAGCCGAAACACTCGGCGAATTCTTTAAGCACTACGGGATTAAAAATGTAACCCCTGTGCCTTCCAAAACAAACTACGATTTAGTAGTTTCAATCATGAAACAACGAGGAGAGAAAAATGCAAAACATCTTTCCAAATAAACAAGAAAAAGAAACACTCTTAACGCAGTTAAATCTGCTCGGTGCGAAGTATGTAATTGTAGATTTTAGAGGTGGTGGTGATAGTGGTCAAGTAGAAGAAATATTTTACCGAGATAAGAATGATGTAGACCAAGGCATACCTGATGACATGCTAGCATGGACTAAACAAACATATGGTAATCAAGAACCGAAAACAGAGAGAACATCACTCAATGATGTGTTAGAGGATTTATGTTATAGAGCATTAGATGAAACAGGATTAGATTGGTATAACAACGAAGGTGGTCAAGGTCAATTACGAATTGATTTTACAGAGAGTCCACCAAATATAACTTTAAATGTGGGTGTGAATACCATGACCACAGAAGACCATCACTTTGATATGAACGAGGAGGAAGAATAATGAATACTCATTATCATTCTAAAACATCTGTAAAGAAGTGGGGAGGTGTTGAAGCTGACTACCAACCTATCCATGATTGGTTTGATGCAACCAAAGAATGTTTTGCAGACGCAAGACACAGAGCAATCAGACATCATGCACAAGGTATCTTTGAATGTGAAAGACACTTTGGGTTATTCATTGTGAATAGTGATGGCAAAGAAGTTCCTACAAGACTTATTGGTGAACAACATGTTAAAGAGGATTGTGGTGGGTGGATACCTAGCCTACAAGATTGGCTTATTAACATGAAGTTAGTTAGTTGGATGAACAGAGGTTATAACTTAAAGGAGGGAGAATAACATGGGCTTTCATATCAATGTTTATAACATGCCTCGCATAGAGAATTATGCTGAAGCAAAGGGAGAGTTTGAAAGTAGAACAGCAGTTCGTGGTGGCAATCAATCAGTTCGTAGAATTGGTGATAGGTATGAAAAAGAAAAGTGGCTACGGAAAGATATGCTTGATGGTATAGAAGTGTATACGGCAGGATATTATGACACAGACTTGGTAAGGTTCTACCCAACACACAAAGAGATAACGCTAGGTAATTATCCATCAACAAGCACGCAGTATTTTGTAAATTGGATTGGTGGTGTGCATATAAGTGAGTTTGACCATAAGCGTTATGTGCCTTCACCCTTTACTAGAAGTCCGTTAGTTAAAAACCATCAAATTGAATGTCATGTCAATGGTGGTCATTGTATGAACGCTACTGATTGGTATAAGTTTGACTATACAAACACGCCACTAAACATAGAACAATTTGAAACGCCTGTGAAGTATAGGTTTGATGCAAGTCAGATGCGTGAGTTACGCTTGCCATACAAAAAGTTATTGAAGTATGCAGACACTATGTTGAAATTAACTAATAACGAAGGAGTAGAAAACGATGCAGAGTTAAATAAGCAAATAGAAGAATATAATTTGCATGAATATTCAAAAAACCTGTTACGACTTTGTGCTGATGAAGATAAAACACATTTAGCATATTATAGTGTGTTAAGACAATGTCAACATAGTGTATGGCAAGGATATAACGGAAGTAGCAGTAACTATAAATATGCATGCAACATAGGTATATTCAAAAGATTTTTAGATAAGCATATTAAGATAGAGAACCCACAAGTTTTAGTAGAAGTAAATTAACCCGAGACAAAGTAACAATTTTGATACGATGTCTTTTAACATTAAGGAGAAAGCAAAATGCAACAAGAAATTAGTTTGAAACAAGCAGAGGAGTTGATTGCAACAGTAGGTAAAGATGTTACGGTTCACCTTAAAGGTCAGCCCGGCATCGGCAAGTCATCTATATTGAAGTCGTTAGCTAAACGATTTCCCGACCACACACCTGTGTATATAGATTGTGCAGACTTAGACTTGGGCGACTTGGCTATGCCTGCCATGAACCATGAGTCAAAGACTACAACATTCTATCCGAATGAACGCTTTGCAATACATGATAACAAGCCTGTCATCATCATGCTTGACGAGATTACTAAAGCGAGTGAGCCTGTCAAGAACATGTTACTACCTGTCATGCTAGAACGCAGACTAGGTGCAGTTAAGTTTCACCCCGACTCAATTGTGTATTCAACAGGTAACCTAACAACAGATGGTGTAGGTGATACCATGAAGGCTCATGCCAAGAACAGACTAACGGCAGTCATTGTTCGTAATCCAAATGATGATGAATGGATTAGCTGGGCTATTGATAACAACATAGCACCCGAAGTTGTTGCTTGGGTTAAACAATTTCCCCATGCACTAGCATGTTATACAGATGAAGCACAGAAAGAAAACATGTATATATACAATCCTCGCAAACAACAAGAGGCATTCGTATCACCTCGTTCATTGGAGAAAGCGTCATTCATTGTTAAGAATAGAAATACACTTGGTGAGGATACCACGATGGTTGCGTTGAGTGGCACACTAGGCGAGTCAGCGGCTCGTGATATGTCTGCATACTTTAGTCTTGCAGATGGACTACCAACCAAAGAAAGTATCTATCAAGAACCATTGAAAGCTAATGTTCCTAACGACCCTGCGGCTCGTGTGATATTGGTAATGCGAGAACTTATGTCTATCACAGATAAACATATGGATGCATGGTTGACTTACTTACAACGCTTACCAATGGAGATACAAGCATTGTTTGCAGTCAACATCATGGCATCATCACGCAAAGCAGTTGCGGCTCAAAACAAATCGTTTGTTGATTGGGCAGTTAAGAATAACCAATACTTCTAGGAGGATACATGGCTAACCCTAACAACGAAAGAAAAGAGTTAGAACGACTATCGCAATTAGATAGGCAAAAAGAAGAGGCAAAAGCTATGATTAAAATATCAATGACACCTAAAGAAATTAGGGAACAAGCCATTGAATATGAATATCAGTTTGCTAGAGAAAACCCTGACTATATAAGAGATTATATTTCAGCATATTTTAAAAATGATACAGACGATGAGATACTAGAGTTTTATGTAGATACTGTATTTAATTGGGAGGAGTTTGAAAATGGCACTAACAAGTGAACAAAGAGTCACGAAGTCCCACATAGCGATAATGCGTAGCAAACAATTCTGTATGTTTGCAGGTGTGTTATCGGTGGGCAAGGTTATGTTTACAGAGGACATACCAACGGCTTGCACCAATGGTCGTGATGTTATGTATAACAAAGACTTCATCAAAACACTAGATGATAAGGAGTTGAACTATGTAGTTTTGCATGAAGCGTTGCATAAGGTCTATCAACATATGCACTTGTGGCGAAAGCTATTCAAAGAGAACGCTATGCTTGCTAACATGGCGGCTGATTATGTTGTGAACTATGCAATACATGAAGCTGATGAACAAAGTGAGATTGCTAAACGACCCGAGTCAGCATTGTTTGACTTAGCATACAAAGGTATGACGACTAAACAAATCTTTGAAATGCTTAAGAAAGATAGTCAGTATATTAAGCAACAATGTGGTCATGATACACACGACTGGGAAGGTGCTGAAGCTTTATCTGATGAGGAAGTTAAAGAAACGGCTAAGCAGATAGACCAAGCATTGCGTCAAGGTGAAATCATTCGTGGCAAGATGCAAGGTAATAAGAACAGAAGTATTAACGAGATACTTGAACCTAAAGTAAATTGGCGTGAACAGTTGCGTGAGTTTGTAAACAGCACATGCAAGAACAAAGATAGGACATCATGGAAACGACCACACAAGCGTTTCATTGGACATGATATATACATGCCTAGCATGATAGGTGAAGCCATAGGTCAAGTAGTTATTGGTATTGACACATCGGGTTCTATTGGTGACAAGGAACTTAATGAGTTCTTAACAGAAGTTGTAGCTATATGTGATGATGTATCCCCATCAAGTATAGAGTTATTGTATTGGGATACTCATGTTGCAGGACATGAGACATACAATCAAGGTGATTACAAAGCTTTGGTTCAGTCAACTAAACCTGCAGGTGGGGGTGGCACTCATGTTGGGTGTGTTAATCAGTATATCAAAGATAAACGCATCGAACCTGAAGCTATCATTATATTAACAGACGGCTATGTGGAAGACGACTTTGGTGGTAATTGGGATTATCCTACATTGTGGGCAATTACAACCAAACACATCACATCACCACATGGCAAGACTATTCACATTGAAGACTAACCGAGACATTGTATCAAAAATGATACTTTGTCTCTTTTTAAGGAGAGAGAAAATGGCAACATACTTAAGACAAGAAATATCTAGCTATGCTAAATCAATTACGGTTGAAATAGACTTTAATAAATTTAGCGATGGACAGATTAAAAACATGATTAAATATATTCGTAGAGGACATGTATCTAAAGGTGACTCTGCTACATCTACTATTGTTAGATGGGTATTCAAAAAATATTCTATGCCACATTTTTTATATGGACGATGGTGGTCGGATTGGAAAAATATCCCATTCGGTCATACCTTCTTTGAAACGTTAAAAGGGGTAGCATCAGTCGCTAAACTTACAGCTGATAATTATGATTCAAAACGCATAGCAGAAGACCTTATAAATGCAGATGCACAAAACCCTTCAGGTGATATGAGAATGGGTTCTTATGATGAACATATGTCTCAGCAATTAAAACAAAGCATGATTATACAAACTGAATTACCTGATGAAGTAAAAACACTCATTGATAAATTACAAAACAGAACACTCGGTGTAGTGCCTGTTGATTTTTATGAAGTAGCTAATCGTTATTAAGGAGAATAACATGCAAGAAATTCAAATACATTATAATTTATTAAGAATTGCAAAAGACATAGAAGTAAATATTGATATAGGAAACCTTACTAAAAATCAATTAAAACGAGTAGTAAAACAAGTAGAGAATGGTTATGCCACAAGTGGTGATGCTACTACTTCATACATATCTAGAAGTATATTGCGTGAATATGATATACCACATTTTATTGTAGGTAATGAAAGTAATAGTTATCTTGCATGGAAAGGTATACCTACTGACCACCCCATCTTTAATGAAATAGAAGGGGCATTAGCTATTACAAAACTATCTCCTCCCGAAGGCGGTGGTCACTACCGAGATACATGGGACTTAAATATACGACGACTAGAAAGAGTTATATTAGAGCGACCCACCATAGGTCATGCTGATTTGCAATATATTGATTATATAGTAAGAAATAAAATTCACGCTGTGGGCAGAATTAAGCTAGCTAAAGACCACAAAGTTAACGGATTGCTAGAGAAACTACCCGATATGACTGAGTTCCCTATCGTATTAGGTCGGGAAGAATATTCATATGCGTTGCCATATGAACAAACAGACCGTGATGAGGATGAATATTATGCCTAAACCTAAAAGCGTAAACTTGTTAACTTGCAAATGGGGAACAGTTATATCTGTGAGAGACCACAACGATGAAGAGTATCGTATGGACTATTGGGCTTTGCATCATGTATTGATGCAGTTAGTAGATACAGATTGGTTCAAAGATAAAAAACCAAAATGGAAATACAAAAGATTAGATTTTGAAGAAACATACAAACATCTATTGTATCACCCTGCATTACATAAAATTATTAACATAGAGGAGGAAATAAAATGAGTATCAGTATAGCAAGCAGTGCAGTCTTAATTGACTTAAACATATCAGTATGGACAGCTAGGAAACTAGATAAGAATGTGTCTAAAGAAATTGATATAAACAAAAACACAACCATCAAGGCAGGTAACTATAACAAACATATCCTTGCAGGTTCAGACCAACTAGATGCTATCACAAAGTTAGCAAATGAAATTCGTGATTGGCATGGTAGACAAACTCTGCCTTGGTCAGATACAGGCACAAGGTTATTACCTATGACTAACTTCTTTGATTACAAGCAACAACTAGGCATCTATGAAGCTGAATTTAAATCTCGTATAAATACATTTATACAACAGTATCCAAACATCATACAAGGTATGGCATTTAAACTAGGTAAACTATTTGACAGAGGAGAATACCCCGATGCAGATAAGATTGCAAATAAGTTTAACTTAAGATATACTATTATGCCTGTGCCTGAAACAAATGACTTCCGTGTTGACATCGCAGATGATATTCGTAATGAGATGCAACAAGAATATCAGAAGGCATACGAGGGTAGAGTTGAAGCCGCCATGAGTGACGCATGGTCAAGACTACACACCACACTAGAACATATGATAGATAGATTAAGTGGTGAGGAAAAGAAAATATTTAGAGATAGTCTAGTCGATAATGCGTTAGAGTTGACAAATCTCTTAACAAGGCTTAATGTAACAAACGACCCTAAATTAGAAAGTGCTAGACGTTCACTTGAGCAATCGTTGGTTGGTGTAACTGCTGATGAGTTGCGTGTAAGTCCAGGTGCTCGTCAAGAAATATTAAACAAAGTTAATCAAATTATGGAAACCATATGAAAATATATCATGCATTAGATGAAAACTCATCAATTTTATCTAAAGAAGACAAAGAAAAAATAGCTATACTTAAACTTGTTGACATAGGTAAGTATGTTAAAAATGTAGGCATAAGAGATGGTCAATTTTATGTAATTGCTGAAAACGATACTGATGAAGTTTATTTAGAATATCGTGAGGCTTTAGGTAAAATAAATACAGCCATGATGCAAAAACTTGATATGAGGGTAATAACTCAGAAAGGTATGGAGTATCATCATAAAAAAGCTAGAGCCATGCAACTTATGATGGAGATACCAAAGTGAAACAACCTGTAAAAGAAAAATGGGTAAAACAACAAGTAGTAAAGATGTTGAAAGCTAGGCATTTTTACTACTTTTTTCCCGTTGCAGGTCCATATCAAAGTTTAGGTGTGCCTGATATTGTTGCGTGTGTAAGAGGTAGATTTGTAGGTATAGAATGTAAAGCAGGCAAGAACCGCCCTACAGAAATACAATTACGAAACCTTGAAGCTATACGAGATAATAATGGGATAGCATTAGTAGTAAATGAAGACGATTTAGAAGCTTTAGAACAAAGATTGGAGACACTTACATGACAAGAATGAAAACTATTTTAAATAATTACACAGGTTCAAGTGCAGTTAAATTAACAGGAGCAGGAGAAAATATGACAGAGAAAAAAAGACCAAAATATAGAATGATGCTGTCTATGGAAAAAGAACAAGACATGGTCAACCACCCACCACACTATACTCAAGGAGGTATGGAGACTATAGATATTATGGAAGCTAAGTCTACACCTGAGGAGTTTAAAGGACATCTTAAACTAACTGCGTTAAAGTATTTAACTAGAGCAGGACATAAAGACGATGAACTTCAAGATGCCAAAAAGACACAATGGTATGTTAACAGATGGGTAAAAACTATCGAGAAACAGACTGTGAATTCTAAGTAATGTGGGTATTTCAGCTTGGACTAATATCAGGAGTTATGGTAGGATTAGAACTTAAATTTCTAGAGGAAGATGCACCCTATATCTTTTCTTTAGTGATAGACTTATTCATAATTCGATTGGTAATACAAAAGCTTAAATATGTCAGATGATGCAGATAAAACGCAGGATAGAATAGAATTAGAGGACGCCATTCGCCGTAAAGAAATGAATGGCATCAACTATATCAAGCCTACAGGTTTTTGTTTAAACTGTGGCGAGAAACTAAATGACTCAAAACGTTGGTGCAATAAAGATTGTGCTGACGATTGGGACTACCACGTCAATAGACGCAAATAAAAGGAGAGAGTTATGGCAACAAAGTCAACGAAGCCTACCGTTAGGGAGACTTCTGCTACGACATTCGATCGTGGCGAACGCAACCTCATCGTAACCATACATCATGGTGTTATCAAAATTAGACCTAAAGGACTAAAGTCAGAAGAAGTTATTGACATCGCTGCAATCTATGAACATGCAGTTAAAGCTAGAGTAAGGGGGAAATAATGGCTAAACCATATATAAAAGTTGTAAGTATCAAAGATACCAAAGCAGGTGAATGTAAGTTAACGCTTGATATGAACCAAGCAGGCAGAGAAGTTATATTGCAGGCAGGCATACAAAAAGCATTATCAGATTACACAGTAGCAAACTCTAAGAAGTTATCGTTTTGGAATAAACTACAAATCTGTTGGAGTATATTAAAGTGAATGACTATAGTGAAGAGTTTAAGTTTTGGTATGAAAGATTTTTTCTACAAAGCCCTAGCCTAGCGTCATTACAATATGATGATGAAAAAATGTGGGAAGCTTGGAAAGCAGGTTACAACCTAGCTAAGAAAGAAATAGAGAATGCCTAAACTAATTACGTTGGACTTTGAAACATACTACGATAAAGAGTATGGTTTAAAGAAGTTAACAACAGAAGAATATATACGAGATGATAGGTTTGAAACCATTGGTGTTGCAGTTAAAGCTGATGGTGTAACTAAATGGGTATCAGGCACTCATGAAGAGATTAAAACTTTTTTAGATACCTACGAGATGCACAAACACTTTGTGTTAGGACATAACATGAGGTTTGATGCCGCCATTCTTTCATGGCACTACGACATTCACCCACTAGGTTTGTTTGATACTATGAGTATGGCTCAAATATTACATGGCTTAACTGAGTCAGTATCATTAGCTAACTTATCTAAGTTATATGAGTTAGGTGAGAAGGGAACAGAAGTATTAGATGCATTAGGTAAACGTAGAATTGACTTTACTGCAAGTGAGATGTGTGCATACGCTAAATATTGTATCAATGACGTAGAACTAACCTACGAATTATTCACAGAGTTAAAAGATAAGTTTACTGCACCAGAGATGAAGCTTATCGATTTAACTATCCGTATGTTTACAGAACCTAAGTTAGAACTTAACAAAGGTTTGTTAATTAAACATCTCCACGAAGTTAAAGACGCTAAAGAAAAACTACTAGCTAAAGTTACAGTAGATAAAGAAGAACTGATGAGTAACCCTAAGTTTGCTGAGTTACTTATTGAACAAGGTATCACACCCCCAACAAAAATTAGTGCAACCACAGGAAAGGAAACATATGCGTTTGCTAAAACAGATGAAGAGTTTAAAGCTTTATTGGAACATGATAACCCATACGTTCAAGCGTTGGCGGCGGCTCGTATCGGGAACAAGTCGACGATTGAGGAAACAAGAACAGAAAACTTTATTCAAATAGCTAACAGAGGAAAACTTCCTGTGCCTTTGAAGTATGCAGGGGCAACAGTATCACACAGATGGAGTGGTGTAGATGGTATTAACTTACAGAACTTACCAAGAACATCAGAGCTACGCCGAGCTATATGTGCACCAAAAGGTTATAAAATAGTTGCATCTGATTTAAGTAATATTGAGTTAAGACTAGCCTATTGGTTTGCTCAATCACATGGAAAGATACAGCAGATTAAAGATGGTATTGACTTATATAAACAATCAGCAAGTGAGATTACAGGCACACCTTATGATGAAGTATCTAAAGACTTACGGTATATTTTTAAAGTAGTAAACTTATCAGGTATTTATGGTGTAGGTGCTAATAAGATGCACTCTATTTTAAAACAAGGTGGGGTGAAAAAAGAATTAAATGAAGTTAAAAATATTGTATATGCCTACAGACGTGCTAATTCCGAATTGGTTGCAGCATGGGCCGATGCAGGCACAATGTTAGAAAGTGTTCGTGCAGGACAAGTATATAAAATGGGTAATGGTGGTATTATCACAAGCGTTCCACATGAAGGCATGATGAAACCTAATGGCATGATGTTAGGATTACCTAACTTAAGAAAGTTAAAGACAGACACAGGAGAGTCATGGGCTTACGATAAACTTATGGGTAGAACTATAATTCCTGAATATATTCACCCTGCCAAAACATTTCAACGTTGCATACAATCGTTGGCTCGTGATATAATAGCAGAACAATTAATACAAGTATCGAAAAGGTATCCTGTCGTTATGACTGTGCATGATGAACTTGTCATGTTATGTAAAGACAAAGAAGTAGATGCGTGTAAAGCATATGTTGAACAATGTATGACTACTGCACCTAAATGGTGTGAAGATTTACCGTTAGGTTGTGAAGTAGGTATCGGTGATAACTACATGGATGCTAAGTAATGAACTACTATGAGATAGGAATTAAATCAACCATAGCTAATGAAGTATTAGATTATGCGTTTAGTTCTAGTCCATGGTTTCCTTACTATAACTTTAGTGCTAAACCTATACCACCTGAAATTATAGCTAAAGATAACTTTTTTAGATGGTTACATGCAAGATATGAGTTTCTTGCAGGAGTAATAAAGCTTGACCCATATACTTGTTATAGTTGGCATAAAGATACTAGACGGGGTGTTGGAGTAAATATGTTATTAACACCACACGTTAGAAGTGTATGTGCTTTTGCTGATGATACAAACGAAGTTGTATTTAAGTTTGAGGAACTAAAATACAAACCCATAACTTATTATATTTTTAATACACAAGCTAATCATACAGTGTATAATTTTGAAACGACTCGTTATTTATTAAGCATAGAGTTTCTTAAGGGTAAAGACGAATTAACATTTGATCAACTTGTAAAAGATATAAAAGAACACTATGAAAAAGACCGCTAAAAATGATGTAACAGGAGACTTCATTGTAAGTAAACCAAGCAGTGATATGTTTAGTGATGGTTGGGATAGAATCTTTGGCAAGAAAAAAGCATTAGAAGAAAGCATCAAAGAACATAAAGAATTATATACAGAATTAGCAGAGTATGAACTTAACAAATCAACAGGCGAAGTCCAAAAGGTAGATAATGGCGACACAACAAATACACAAAAGTAGACGGCATAATAATCCAATGCTTACCCATAATGGTAGACCAAAGTATAAAGCGTTTACTGTTAAGCAGTTAGAAGAGGCACTAAGTAAAGCCGAGCCCAAAGGTAAGAAACGTGCAAAGATTATGCAAGAACTTAATAGGAAATCAAATGGCTGAACTTAAAACGTGGTCTTACTCAAGTGCAACTACATTTGAAAAATGTCCTAAGCAATACTACCATCTGTATGTAGCAAAAGATATTAAGCAAGACCCGAATACAGAACATTTTCTTTATGGCAACGAAGTTCACAAAGCTTGTGAATTATACGTCAAGAACGCAACTCCTCTGCCTGAGAAGTTTAATATGTTCCAACCTACGCTTGACAAATTAATTTCTATTCCAGGCGATAAATACTGTGAATATAAATTAGGATTGACAAAAGATTTAGAACCATGTGATTTCTTTGCTCAAAATGTATGGTGGCGTGGGGTAATAGATTTACTTGTTGTCAACCCCGAAACAAAACTAGCTACCTTAATTGATTATAAAACAGGTAAGTCAAGTCAATATGCAGATACCAGACAGCTATCATTGTTTAGTGTAGCCATATTTAAACATTTTCCAGATATGCAAAAAGTCAAGTCTGGACTAGTATTTTTAGTAAGTAAAGAAATTTTGAAAGAAGATTATAGTATTGACAAAGTAGATGAAATGTTTGCTGAATGGGGTAAAATAACACATAGGATAGATACTGCTCATCAGACAGGGGTTTTCAATGCAGTCCCTAATTTTGCATGTAGGAAGTTCTGTCCCGTTCAATCATGTTCACATTGGGGAAAGTAATACAGGGTGCATATTTTTAAAGCACTTTAGCAAGGTTGTTATTAAGGGTCCTTGATTTGACCTAGAGTGCTTTACAAATAAATTTAAAGGATGTATATGGCTAAAGAAAGAGATTATCAAAAAGAAAACGAATACAAAGCAAAACCAGAACAAATAAAAATGAGGGTTGCTAGAAATAAAGCTAGACGAATGATGATAAAAGCTGGTAAAGTGCATAAGGGAGATGGTATGGATGTTGATCATATAGTTCCTTTAAGTAAAGGTGGCAGTAATACACCTAGCAATATGCGTATTAAAAGTAAGAGTGCTAATAGTTCTTACCCACGCAACAGCGATCATTCGATGAAAAGGAATGTTACTAAAAAGAAATAGATCAACCGCCAGGCGTGAGTGCGGCAAAACCACGTCAGTTAACAGCAGCTCTTATTCGCTTTCGTGCTGTGTGTTAACGTGTAGTCAGTAGACGTGTCACTACCTCTCTCGGTGACACGTCTATTTTTATCACTAGGAGATTGCATGGAAGTATACAAAGATAAGGCGTTGATAGTAAATACAAAACGCCCTGAATTAATTATAGATAAGATACCAAAGAGTAAAATCGTTAAGACATACGAGAATGGTGTCACTCAAGTAGCTGTTAATTGGGGATTAGACGAAGTCATCACCCTGTCTGACATGAAGGTTAAAAACCCACCTTCTCCTATAACACGTGACTATAACTTTCCAGGTATTCATAAACCTTTTGATCATCAAAAAACCACTGCTACTTTTCTATCTGCACATAGACGTGCATATTGTTTAAGTGAAGCAGGCACAGGCAAAACATCAGCAGTTATATGGGCAGCTGATTACTTAATGAACCAAGGTAAGATTAGACGCATGCTTGTAGTGTGCCCACTATCTATTATGCAGGCAGCATGGCAATCAGACTTCTTTAAAACTGCTATGCATAGAAGTGTAGGTATTGCTCATGGCAGTGCAGAAAAAAGAAAAAAAGTATTTGCAGAAAACACAGACGTAGTTATAATTAATTATGATGGTGTAGAAATAGTAGAGAAAGAAATTAAATCTGGCGGTTTTGATTTAATAGTGGTTGATGAAGCCAATTATATTAAAACCGTCACGACACGTCGCTGGAAGTCATTAAATCGTGTAGTAACACCTAACACGTGGATATGGCTTATGACAGGAACACCCGCTGCTCAATCACCAGCTGACGCATATGGACTGGCTAGACTTGTGAACCCCGCATCCGTTCCCAAATATGCAGGAACATTTAAGGATATGGTAATGCAGAAAGTCAGCCAGTTCACCTGGGTGCCTAGATTTAATGCGCAGGATATAGTATTTAAAACGCTACAACCTGCCATTCGTTATACTAAAGAAGAATGTCTTGACTTACCTGATGTGTTATATACAACACGAGAAGTCCCTCTCACACCACAACAAGAAAAGTATTATAAGAAGCTTAAGAAAGATATGTATATGCAAGCTTCAGGTGAAGAGATTACTGTAGTCAACGCAGGTGTTATGCTTACTAAACTCCTACAAGTAAGTGCGGGGGCTATCTATTCAGATACACAAGAGATTATCGAGTTTGATATATCTAACCGCATGACTGCTCTTAAAGAAATTATTGAAGAAGCTAGCCACAAAGTTCTCATATTCTGTCCTTTTAGACATAGTATTGAAAAAATTATGACAGAGTTAAACAAAGACCATATCACATGCGCTGCAATACATGGCGATGTATCTATGAATAATCGTTCAGAGATATTTAAAAACTTTCAAGAAAAGAAAGACCCACAAGTATTAGTAATACAACCTCAAGCTGCATCACATGGCGTTACACTCCACGCAGCTAACGTAGTTGTATTTTGGTCACCTGTTATGTCTGTTGAAACATACATACAGTGTTGTGCACGTGTTGATCGTGCTGGACAGAAAAATAAGATGACCGTAGTGCACCTACAAGGTTCGCCTGTTGAACAAAAAATTTACAAAATGTTGCAAGGCAAAATTGATAACCACGTTAAATTAGTTGATTTATACAAGGAGGAGTTTGGTGATGTTTAATGAAAAAACTTATAAACGGGCATGGTATAAAATAAATAAAGATCGTATTCTTAAAACAAAAAAAGAATTTTATTATAGTAATAGAGAAGAGTCATTACAAAAAAGAAATAATTATAATCTACAAAACCCTGAAAGAGTTATGCTACACCGTGTAAAATCTCGAGCTAAAAAACATAATGTTTTATGTAACTTAAAATTAGAAGATATAGTAATACCAACACATTGTGCTGTATTAGGTATACCTATAATAGTAGAAAAAGCAGTGGGTGGAAAAAAAGGACCAAAAGCATCATCACCATCAATAGATAGAATAGATAATACTAAAGGGTATACAAAAGAAAATATACAAATCATAAGTAATCAAGCCAATATTATGAAAAATAATGCTACCCCTAAAGAATTATTGAAATTTGCCTTTTGGGTAATACTTACTTATGGACATTTAATTGATAAAGAAATTAATTGACATTGTAAATAAATGTGTTATACTGTTATCCTTAGTATTTGAAAGGAGTAAATGTGGAGTTAGATGATAATAAGATTGAGAAGCTAATGCAGGCGTCTGTCAATATGAGAGATAAGATTGAAGATTTAGAAAAAGAAATAACAAATATTAAAGTGCAAAAAGATAAAGTTGACCTAGCTTTAAATGAAGCTTGTAGAACTTTAAATGTAACTAGTTTAAAGACTAAAGTAGGCACATTATCAAGAACACTTAGAACAAGATATTGGTCAAGCGATTGGCCTAGCATGTATGAATTTATTTTAGAAAATAAATTGCCAGAGTTCTTTGAAAAAAGATTAGTGCAATCAGCAATAAAAGAATACTTAGAGCAGAACCCTGACAAACAACCGCCAGGTTTACAAGCAACAAGTGAATATACAGTAAGAATAACTAAAAGTAGAGAAAATAAGGAGGAAGTATGAGTAACGAATTAGATGTATTTGGTAGCACCGCAGTAACAACACACGCTCGTCGTGATGATGGTTTTACTGCAAATATTACAGGTAGCTCAGTTACTGCTAAACGTATTTCTATACGTGGTGGTAAATTTAGATTAATGGTTAATGGTAAAGAAGTTGAGAAATCAAATCAAGACGCACTTGATGTAGTTATTGTTAATGCATCACCACATGTGCATAGAATGTATTTTTCTAAAGCATATGTGCCAGGTGAAAAGATGCCACCTCCTACATGCTGGACATCAGACAGTCAAAAGCCTGACGAAACTGTTGTAGAAAAACAAGCTGAGTCATGTTTATCCTGTCCTCAAAATATTAAGGGTTCAGGGGCTAATGGCACTAAAGCATGTCGTTTTAGTAGACGTATTGCAGTTGTTCGTGCTGATGATTTAAATGGCGATGTATATCAAATGACTTTACCTGCACAATCTATATTTGGTAATGGAACAAAAGATTGCAAACCTTTACATGAATATACAGATTACGTTCGTGCTAATGGTCAAAATTTAATGTCTGTGGTATCTCGTGTATCGTTTGATGAAGACTCATCAAGCACTAAGATTGGGTTTAAACCTATTCGTATTCTTAACGATGATGAGTATGCTATATGTTCCACAAAGTCAACGTCAGAGGAAGCTAAACGTGCTATTACATTATCAGTCAATATCAATAAAGATGAAGATGGTGAAGAGTTTGAGCAAAAGAAACAACAACCTATTCAACGTCCTCAAGTAACAAAAGTTGAAGATGATATTCCAGAGCCAACAGTTCGTGCCGCAGAAAAACCTGCACCAACACCAAAACCTGTAGCTCCAAAAGTTGATCAAGGTGATGTTAGTTTAGATGATCTTGTATCAGATTGGACATAACTATGCGAGGCTATTCTCAAATAATTATAGAGGCTAATCAACGAGCAAAAGAAACAGTAGGCACATTACTAGGTAAACTTTGCATATCACTAAAGTATCCTGCTAGTCAAGTAGCGAAAGAGCTTAACGTTTCTCGGCAAACGGTGTATGATTGGTTCTCTGGTAGAACAAAACCATCAAAACGGACAGAGTCAAAAGTTGCTGCTTTGATAAATAAAATAAACTTAAAGTAATACCTTCGGGGCTATAACAAGCCCCCCTAATTTAGTAACACAAACTTTATTTCGAGAGAATAATGCAAACAAAAGAATTTTTACAAAACATATGGCCTGATGACGGATACTATTGTATCTGCGGCAAAGATCAAAAAAATATAGTTACACCCAAGTTTGTAAAAACAATTGATGATGCAGTATCAATATCCAACAAGTTTTTAGATGATAAGCAAGATGTATATTTTGCTTGCTCTTCATGGGTAGAGCCTACAGAACGTAAAGGAACTAACGCTAAAGAACAACGAATTTTTTGGTTAGATATTGATTGTGGATTTGATAGTAAAAAACGTAAGTGGAAAGACTATGAAACTAAAGACGCTGCATTAATTGCTCTACGAGAATTTACAGATAAAACAGGATTACCTGCTCCTACTATTGTAGACTCAGGTAATGGTATTCATTGTTATTGGCCTTTAACAGAACCTATAGATAAAGCTGTATGGAAACCTGTAGCAGAAGGTCTTAAGTTTTTATGTGTTAAACATGGTTTAAAAGCTGATGGTGCTTGCACCGCAGATATGTCTCGTATTTTACGAGTGCCAGGCACAAAGAATTTTAAAGATGTAGCTAACCCTATAGAAGTATCTATTTTAAATCAAGGAGTTGCAACTCCTTTTGATGAATTAGCTAGACTTATTCCTATTCACCTTACAGATAAACCTCGTGCTAAACGACCTCTTGATGAAGCTACCAAAGCTATTTTAGGTAATAGCTCTTCTAAATTTAAAAAAATATTAGAACGTTGCAGCAAAGACGATGGCTGTCCACAACTAACACACATAGTTACAAAACAAGCATCTATAGAAGAACCTTTATGGCGTTCAGGATTATCTATTGCAGCATTCTGTGATGATGCTGAAGCGGCTATTCATAATATATCTAAAAGACATCCTGATTATGACTATGCTAAAACAGAAGCTAAAGCTAATGCTATTCCAGGCCCTCACACTTGTAAACAATTTGAAAGCTTACGTCCATCAGGTTGTGAAGGATGTAAACATAAAGGTAAAATTACTTCTCCTATAGAATTAGGTAGAGTCATCTTACGTGCTAAAGGTGCAGATAATGTTATACAAGCAAAATCTGAAGCGTTAGGTGAAACAGTTACATATCATGTGCCTGACTATCCGTTTCCTTATTTTAGAGGTAAGAATGGTGGAGTATACAAAACTACACAAGACGAACAAGAAGAAGCCGTATTAATATATGACTATGACTTTTATCTTGTTGAAATTTTAAATGATAAAGACGCTGCAGGTTTCTGTGCATGGTTTAAAATTCATCTTCCACAAGATGGTGTGCAAGAGTTTATAGCCCCACTTACTCAGTTATTATCTCGTGATGAAGCACGTAAAATATTAGCTGCTAAAGGTATTGTTAGAAATGGTAAGCAATTAGATGAAGTTATTTATTACATCATGGCAGTTATATCTAATCAACAAAAACAAAAACCATCTACTATGATGTATAAACAATACGGTTGGACACCTGACCATAAAAAAATACTTATAGGTAATAGAGAAATTAGTGCCTTTGGTATTAAGTTTGTGCCTGTATCAGATGATTTAAAAGATGTTAATCCTGCATTAACTAAAAAAGGTAGTTTAGACTTATGGAAGAAAGCTATATCTGTTTATGAAAGACCAGGTATGGAACTACGTGCGTTTGGTTTTTTCTGTGGTTTTGGTTCCTTACTTATGCCTTTCTTTAAATCAAAAGAGAAATCCGCAGTAATTAATTTATATAATCCTGAGTCAGGTCAAGGTAAGTCAACCATTCTACAAGCCATGTCTAGTATATATGGTAACCCTGAAATGAATGCAAACCTTATCCAAGTATGGGGTGATACAGGTAATGCCGTTATTAATCGTATGGGTTATATGAATAATTTGCCTTCCGCAGTAGATGAATTTACAAAAGTAAATGCCGATCAGTTACATGAATTTTTAAAGTTTATGGCTACAGGTCGTGGTAAAAATCGTATGGATAGTAGTGGTAAAAACAAGGAGCGACATAATGATACCGTCTTTAATCTTATTAGCGTTGTTTCTTCTAACACAGATTTTAGGACAGTAGTCTTTTCAGAAAATGCTAAAGCATCTGGTGAAATGGCTCGCTTCCTACAAATACGTATTGATGAAGATAAGACGCTTACAAAAGAACAAGCTGATGAATACTTTGAGTTATTGTTTGATAACTTTGGTCATGCTGGAGAAATCTATGCACAATGGCTTATTGCTAATCTAGAGCTTGTTAGAGTTAAACTAAAAGAAACACAACTTATTATTGATAAGGCATGGAATATTACAGGACGTGAACGTAAATATTCTGCTACCTTAGCTGCAGTATTTTTAGGTGCTAAGATTGCACGTGAGTTAGGATTACATAATATAGACCCTGTTCCTGTTCAAGAAGCCGTTCGTAAGGCACTAAATGACTCTCGTGTTGAAATTAAAGAACGAGACTTTGATGCTATGGAAACACTTACTTCTTTCTTGCATGAGAACTTAAAGAATACTTTGGTAATCAATAGCAAAGTAGATTCAAGATCTAACTTACAAGAAGCACCTTTATTTAAACCTACTAATGAATTACGTGTCAGAATTGAACCAGATACTAACACAATTTATATAGGTGTTGATACAATGCGAACATATTTAAAATCACTAGGAAAAATTGAACTAGAAGATTTTGTTAAAAAATTAAAAGAAGCAAATGTATTACATCGACGTTCAGGAGATTTAAAAGTGTTACATAAAGGATTAGATATTAGTGGAGCAGGTAAACGCTGCTTATGGATTGATAACTCATCATTTGATGATATTAAATTAAATAACTTACCATTGGATATACCTAGAAGTGTTAACTAACGGCGTAGATTATCAAATATTATGGGCTGAATTTAAACCAGGCTCGTCTATGTTTATACCTGCTGTAGATACTAAATCTGCCATAGCAGCTATTACACGAGAAAGTAAACGATTAGAGTTTGAGTTTGCCCATAAAATTGTTATAGAAGACGGAATACAAGGTATACGAGTCTGGCGTTTATAACCCTGCTTCAAATCTTACTTTTTGAATATATTTAACGTCTCGATCTTTATATTTAGTTATATGATCAAGCGCAATTAGTTCTTCTTGCCTAATATATTTAATTCTTTGTTGTTTTTCATCAGGAGACATTTTTTTATCTTCTAAAACTCTACGTTCAGCAGCTCTTAATTGACCTAAATATTTACCTATACTATCTAATAATCGTTTTCTTTGTATGAGATCTTTATTGTTATCTTTATTTACATATGCTAAAGTTTCTTCAGGACCCCTAAATTTTTGTTTATCTTTATAAGTATTATAAACTTCATCTACAATATCTCTTAGTTCATAGTAATCGTTTTTAGCACGAGTGCCAAATTCTCTAGAGTAAAAAGCTGATGTGCCTGGAAGAGCATTAATAAAATCTTGTGTAGATTTAGAAGGTAACACGTCTCCTCTAATGTCTGCCATTAATCCGTTTGTGGCTAAACGTATTAAGCCTGCCGAATATCCAAAATAAGCATCAAGTAAATGATCTAATTTCATAGGAGAATAACCTGAAAAATCTCCTATCACTTTAGCAAGCTCAGATGTTCTAGCGGTATATTGCATTTCTTCTTCTTTGCCACCTACACCTGTTCCTACAATAGGTCTACCTGTAAAATAATCATAATTAGTAAATGTTTCAACCAAAGGTTTAATAGCTTGTGGCATAACTGAAGGAGAAGCAATAGCATTTACTATGCCATCTTTCATAGCTTTAGCCATTTTAGTTCCATCTTCATCTTGTTTATAAAATACATGATATACATGTTCTGGAATAATTTTAGTAAACAAAGTAGCTAAATCTGAACGAACAGGAATACTTAAACCACCCATACCAGGAATAATAAATCGTCTATCTCTAATAGTTGGATCAAGTTTTTCATAATCATCATCATCGGCAGTTAATGCGCTATAGATTAAACTTAAAATTATAGTTTTCATCATAGTGTTACGTAGTATACGATAAGCTTCAGCACGTTGAGAAGGTGCAATACCTCTTCCCGCTGCAACTTTCATCATTACATTTAAAGATTGTAAGTAAGCACCAAAGAATGGAATAACTTGACGACCTACAGATACTAATTTATTTGAACCCGTTCTTCTAAAGTTAATAACCTCAAATGCACGTTCAATAGCAAGAGATTTGTCACCTGTTTCTTTTAACGTTTGATTATAAATAGCTTGGCGAATAACATTATCAGAAGCCATAGAAAACTTTTGTAATGGATTTTTAATCATACGATCAAACAATCCTGGTTTTTTTAACCCCGCTGCAATCTCAGCATCTAATTTACTTATTTCAGCTGAGTAATCTCGAATACCTACAGCACCTACACTTTTTAGTTGTGCTCTAGTTGTACTAGTTTTTGTAGCTGTTCTATATATTTCTTTAGCTACTTCAATAGGAATCATAAAAGGATTTTCAACACCAGACGTAATCATAGCGCTGTATGCATCTTGAAACACTTGAGAAATAGAAAACAAAGGATACAATACAATATTTTGACGTAATACGTTTGCTATCTTAGCAAGTTTAGGGAATGCAGGTAAAGCTACAGTTTCCATACCTGTAAACGCTTTTACAAATAATGGATCTTCAAATCGATACTTAACAATACCACCGTTTTGCCATATACCGATAGTATTACTTGTAGGACTCTTAGCACCTGGAGGTAATTTAGTTACTTCATCTTCTAAGTATTGATCTGCAGCAGCAACTAGATTTTGTGCAGCTTTATTGTTAATGCCTTTTCTAATAACATAAGTCATCCAGCGTTCCATGTTATCAAACACGTTATTAACAGGTTGATTGCTTCCTTTAAATCTAGGATCAGTTTTAGCTCTATCTAATAAACCACGAGTATATTCTCTAGGACCTTCTTTTTGTTCTATTTGCTCAACACGATAAAATGGAACATAGTCCATTACATCTAATAATTCTTGTGCTTGCTCTGCTGAATAAAGACCAGAATCTACGCCAAACTTTAATACTTTAGCTCTAATACTATTCCACTGATCAACAATATTATTTAATCCAGGATATGTATCAAATAGTTTAAGCGCATTATTTATTTCTTTTGTGGTCATGTGAATATGTTTATATTCTTTTTCCCATTTAGCTTTAGCTTCTTTAGTTTTGCCTTGCAACATCATATCTAATACGTCTTCTTTTAGCTCATTATTTTTTTCTTTTAAGCTGTTTAAACGTTTACCAATTAACGCTGCATGAGCATACTTCTCCATAGTTTCATAAGGTATACCTGCTTTATCAGCAAGTGCCTTAATATTAAGCATCATCTTTTTCCAGCTAGTATTTGATTTAGATACAACATATTTATACAAGTTAGGATCGTATTTAATATCACCTTCTTCTAAGAACTGATGAGCAGGTGCTTCACTATGTAATGCTTGTGATGTGCTGATGGAATGCAATACTTTTTTAGTTTCTGCCCATTCTGCAGTTTCATCTAATCCACGACGTATAGCATTACTTAAACCTGCATCTGATGAGAAAAAGTTAGTTTCGGCAGTGTCAAGGAAATGTTGCCATCCTTTAAACTTATCTTTAACAAATTTTTTAGGATCATCTTTAAACTCGTTAAATGCTGATGCCTCTTCAACTTTTTCAGTTTTAATATTTGTATTTTTAAAGTATTGAGCAGCCTTTTCATTATTATCCCTTGCAAACATTTTATCTTGTGGTGTGAAATCAGGGATAGTAGCTGAACCTACTTCTCTTGTGCCTGTAAATAAGTCAGGCGTTAAACCTACAACATCGCTTAATAAGGTATTAGATACATCACCTAAATTTAAGAGTTGTTTAACAAAGTTAAGAAAGTCTGTCCATAACGAATTAACAGGTGGAGCATTAGGAACAACACTACGTTCGCCTGCTAAGAATTTTTGGAACTCTACAGTGTTATAAGCATTTGCAATAAACTCATCCATATCTTTAAATGCTTCGCCAAAATTTAATTCCTGTTGCATAGCTGCAACTTCGGCTGCATCAAATATATCTACTAATTTATCACCTAATGGAGTGCGTCCTACCGGTCTACCATTTTTCATGGTTACATGTTTTCTTAACTCCCACGTAGTTGCACTATGTGTTGCTTCGTGGAATATAGTATCTACACCAGCGTCAGGACTAATAGTAGTTTTATTTTGGAAAGGAGAATAAGAACCAAACTCACCTTTTTTCATACCCATAACTTTATAAGTGCCTTTAGTTACATTAGGTAGTTTAGATATAACATCTAGTAATATCTTTTGAACAGGATTAAGTTTGTTTAAATGTTGTTGTCTAATAATAGTAAGGGCTTGACCTAATGTTTTAGCAGGTTTTGTTGTATTAACAATTGCCTTACCTTCAGGTGTGCCTTCTAGGGTAGACGGTAACTGTTCTTTTGACTCTTTAGCTCTTTCAAATGCTTCTCTAAATACATAAGATTTTGCGTTTCTCTGTTCTTCATTAGTAGCATTTTTTAATAATTCATCAATAGTACGTAAAGAATTATTTAGTATTTTACTAAGCGCAGATCTTCCAGGAGTATTTAACCCCATATCATCAAATGGTCCGTCCATTATTTCAGAATAGGTACGAGCTTCTTTTATATTTTTATATGTAGCTGCTGTTTTTTTATACCATTCAGAAAGCTTATTAACTAAAGGCTCCAATAAAGTAACATTATTATTTGATACTTTAGCTCCAAAATCATCAACAACGCCATCAGCAGTTTTTTTAAAAGTCTTTATTGGTGATTTGTCATATGAACTTTCTCGACTATATAATTTTTTCTCTTGTTTCAAACCTGTGAAGTCATCGATAAACGCATCGATCATACTATTAAAGTCTTCTGCAGATTGTTTACTACGTTTAGGTTTAAATCGTTTACCTTTCTTATCTAAACCTTCAGCAAATAGTTCATCTTGTAGTTTATTAAAGGCTTCTATTTCTTGAGGTGTAGGTGGACGTTTTAGAATCTTATCAATTAC